GAGAGGTCAGCAAGGTTGATCGTGTCGGCAGTGAGCGTCATCGTGTTCGAGACGGTGCCAGTACGAGTGATCGCGATCGCCGAGCCGTACGTGCCAGATTCGTTCACTGGGCTCAGTTGGAAAGCGCCAGCGCTGGTGACGTACGCAGCCCACGTGCGGTTGTTCAGCGAGGCTGAGCCGTGGTTCCAGATGTTCGTTGGTTGCCCAGAGCCATCAGTACCGACCATCACGAGGTTCGCACTGGTAGCGTACCCACCAGTTGAGCCAGTAGCACGAATGCCACCGTTCACAGTCAGCGCTGTCAGCGTGCCAACCGAGGTCAGCGACGAAGAGACGACGTTCGAAGCAAGTGTCGTGCCAGTCAGACCAGAAGCTGGAACCGAGGATGCTGACGAAGCGTTGCCGACGAAAGAACCGGCTGTGACTGCGCCAGTGACGGACAGCGAGCCAAGTGTGCCGACCGAAGTCAGCGACGAAGTCGTGACGCCAGAAGCGAGTGTCGTACCAGTGAGCGAGCTTGCAGCAACGCCTTGCCATGTCGGCGCAGCAGCCGAGCCGTTCGAAACAAGAGCTTGGCCGGCTGTGCCAGTGTTCGAACCAGTAGCGCCAACGGACCACGCACCGTTTGCAAGGATACGGAAGCGTTCAGCATTGCTCGTGCCAAAGCGGACGTGGCCAGCATTCGTGCCAGTACCACCGTAGATAGCGACGCTGCCAGCAGCGCCAGAACCGTTCACGTTCCCGCCTTGAATGTTCACAGCACCAGCGTTCCCGTTCCCAGAGTTCACGCTACCACCGCGAACAATTGCGATCCCACCGTTCCCACCGGTCGAGAAGGCAGAACCGCCAGAAACCGTAACGATGCCGCCAGTGCCGGTTTGTGTCTCACCACCGTACACGCCAATGTCGCCAGCCGTGCCAGCTGAAGAGCCAACACCGACGAACTGTGTCGCACCTGGTGTTGCGAAGTCGCCGACGTACAGCGAGACTGCACCGGTCGTGGAGTTGTACGTGAACCCAGGGACGCCGTTCAGGACGCCGCCGTTGTTGAACTGGAACTGAGTGTCAGTACCACCGGCGACCGTACCGCCTGGGGTGCTAAACTGAGCGAATGAGAGCGGCGTTGTGCCGAGAGTGATCGGGTCTGGTGTCGTGAGCACGAAGCCAGCGCCGGTGTTCATCGTACCTTCGGTGACGAGAACGTACATCCCGCTCGTGACTTCACCTGTCGGTGTATTGTCCGCATCGGAAGAACGTGTCCAAGCACCAGAAGCAGCGACGTAGATCCCGTTCTGTGAAGCCGTTGTTTGGTTCTTCACGAGGACACGGTCACCAGCCACGATCGACACGCCGTCGATTGTCTGAGCACCAGAGAGGGTGATGTTCGCTGTCGTCGCTGCACGAACCGAGTTCTTCGGATCGAGACCAGTTGCGACTGCGTCGACGTACGCCTTCGTGGCGAGGTGCGTCGAGATCGTTGGGTCGATGCCGGTCACGACGTTCGAGAACGTCCAGTTCCCGGTGATGGTCTCGTTCGAACCAACGCGGGCGAGGATGGAACCATCGGTGAGTTGCGATTCGTCAATCGAGATCGACGATACCGGGACCGACGAAGTCGTCGTCATCAGACCCTTGGCGTTCACCGAGAACACAGGGATCTGGGTCGAGGAGCCGTACGTACCAGGAGTTGCGTTCGCGTTCGCCAGGGTCAGCGTGACTGGCGTGCCGGCGGTGCCAGAACCAGTGACATCACCTTGGAACGAGAGTGAACCAGAGTTCCCAACGGACAGCCAAGCTGATCCGGTGTACACGTACAGACCGACAGTGCCGGTCGTGAGGAAGAAAAGTTCGCCGACGTTCAGGCCTGAGACCGGAAGTGACGTGCCGTTTTGAATCTGAAAGTTCGTTGCGACTGAGCTGTCGACAAGAATGAGGCCGTCTTGAAGCATGGAATCCCCTTGAAAGGTTCGAAATCGTTTCGAGACCTATTTATGGGTTCAGCTCTCCTAGACGATCGCAAACGGGACTGGTTCGCCTCCGAACTCATCTCGATCATCAGAAGCATCAGGATCCACGTATTCGTTCACCTGTTTGAAGGCTTCGTCGTTGTAGTCGGCGAGGCGCTTGATCAACCGAGTGATACCCACAGTGGCCATCACGCAGTCGTCGGTTGCTCCGGACTTCGCCTCGTACGATCCACCCTTCGCCATGAAGTTCTTCAGCTCGAAGATCAGCGTCTCGGAGTTGATCTTCAACCCAGTCTTCACCTTCTCGATCAGCGACTTCATCTGGAGGCAGGCAACGATCTTCGTACGACCTGTCGTGTACACGCCGTACTTCCCTGGAACATCGGAGTACAGCTCAGCGTGCTCTGGTTGCTTCTCGTCGTTCATGTACAGGGCGCACATTGCTTCGCCGATGCCGTTCCGTTCGAACGTCCAAAGGACTTCAGAACGACCACGCCCTCGTGGCTCCGAGAGTTTGTTCAGCACCCATTTCAGTTTCGCGTACAGAAGCGGGATGTTGATCTCGTTCGAACGCCATTCAGCAACCTGATTCAATCCAGGGAAGTCGAACACTTCGATTACTGAGAAGTCCTTGCCGTTCCCGGTTGCCGGGTCGACTGAGACCAAGTACGTCTTCCCTTGCCCGCCGAGATCGTCTGGGTTCACCCAGAACTTGAACCCCATATCCTCACAGAGGTGCGGCTTCCCAATGATCTGCTGAAGCTTCATCGAGCTGATCAGCATCGCGTCCGACGACAGGAACTCGCAACCAACCTCTTGCCGGGTCTTCAAAGGACCCAGCATGTTCACCATCATCTCCCAGTACTTGTCGTCTCGCTCTGGGTGCTCGCGCCAGTGAACGAGGAACGGTGCGAAGTTGATCTCACCGGAGTCCTCATTCGCCGCAAGGCCCGACATCGCCCGACGCCAGAGCTGAGCGAACAGTTCTGTGTCGCCGTTCGGCGTGCTCGAGATGATAGCGGAACCACCAGTCGAGAGCGTTGGTGCCAACGAAGCCCAAAGCAGTTCTTGAATGCGTGGGTTGATAAAGGCCAACTCGTCAAGATAGAGTTTCGAGATCGAAAGACCACGACCAGTCTTTTCAGTCGTAGCTTCAGAGATGATCCGTGAGCCGTTGTCGAGCTCGACGTTGTGTCGGTTGAAGTACTTCAGACCCGGCTTCAGCCAGTTCGGAAGTTCTTCGTACGCGAATCGAACACGGGCAGCAATTTCCAACGCGTGCGCCTGGTTCTTCGAGGCGATCAGGATCGTCGCATCGTCAACGAAGCACGCGTACCACAGAAGGTACATAGCGACGGTGAGGGTCTTGCCGCACTGACGAGGCTGCAGAGTCACCGTGAACCGGTTCTCTTGCATGTGCCGGATGAATCGCTCTTGGTACTCGAACAGGTCGAACTTGATCGTGCCCCGCTTCGGGTGTTGGATCTTCACGTAGTTCTTCATGAAGTACACAGGGTCGTCGCGACACTTCCGCAACTCGTGAACCATGTGCGGTGTGTACTCGTCCGTCGCGTGTGCTCGCTTGAGCTGCGGGTTCTTCATGCGACGAACTCACACCCGTATGAACGACGCATCACCTTCGAGCCGAGCATCTGCTCGAGCGTGTCCCACTTCGCTTGCGAAGCGTCGTACAGTTGCCAGAACGAAATCGAGTGCGCATGAATCGGAATTGCGCCGGACTCAGCAGCTTCCCAGATGTCGCAGAACAGCGAGAACGGATCCGACGGAGTCGAGTGAATGATGAACTTCGATCCAGTACCGATGCACGGCATCAGGTTGTGCCACATCGCGTACGCACGAATCGGATCGATGTACGCAAGGTCACCGATGTACAACGTGCTGATCGACATCCCACGCCCCGAGCTATCAGATGCGGCGACGAACGAGATTCGAGACCCGTTCGTGAACTCGATGGAATGACGGTTCTCGTACGTGATGTCGGTCTTCAAGTACTCTGGGACATTCGCGAGCATCATTCGGAACTGGTCTTTTGCGAACGTCGCGTGCTGGTACGAAGGCAGAACAACGAGTGTCGAATGATCGAACTTGAACTGAGTCTCCCACAACAGGTACGCGATCGATGCTGTGCTGATCCCAGCTTGTCGTGGGTGCTTGCAGATCGTCGCATCGTTCGAGTGGATCGCGTCGATGTACCCTTCTTGCTCAGGGCGAAGGATCAACGGCTTCATGCCCCTCGCACCAGCGACCGCCAAGTACGTTGAGATGAAGTACTTCGGGTCCTTCGAGCAGACAAGGACTTCTTGTACTTGCTCGGGTGAGTACACACCACCTTGGGCCGGGCGGTACTTGTCTTGAGCTCGCTTCGAACGAATCATTTTTGGTCTCCGAACAGGTGCTTGCGAATCAGTTCGACCGTACGGTCATGCATCAGAATCTCGAAGTGGTTCGCCTTCACGTCGTGCTTCTTGCCGAACGGTAGTGCCTTCTGACTTGCGATCGTCACGATCCCGTCATTCGGCTCCTTCTCGGCTGCGAGGTGCCCAGTGATCGAGCAGATGCTGATCGTTGGGACTGTGATCTTCGTTGAGCTGGCTTGAACGATTCGTGGTGCTGTCGGTGTGATGTCGCGCATGATATGCGGCGCACCTGGAACCCACTTTGCGATCCGTGCCGCGCGAGATCCAGCGATCGGGGCTGACACGACGATCAGCTCGTTCAACTCACGTTCGTGAGCGATCAGCACCGAGATCAGGCCACCAAGTGAATGCCCGACAAGGGATAGTTCGCCGGTCTTCGGCAGTTGCTTCATCACTTGCGCAATCGATTGCTCGAGTGGTTGATGACTATCGTAGTCGATCACCACCCGCTTCTGATCGGGCAAGTTCTGCATGAGGTACCCGAAGCATCGGGAGGTCTGATTCAGACCATGAATGTACGCCACCGTTTTCATGGACTCTCCTATGAGTGTCCAGTATTTACGGTTCGTGGGAGATCACTTTTTCTTGTTCTCGGCGAGTGCGAGGCCGATGAACTTCAGTGTCTGACCGAGGAGGCTCAGGGCCTTCTTGTCGCCAGATTCCTTCAGATGATCAGCAAGCTGTTCAGCCTTCGAATGGGCGAGGTCCATGAGCTCGCCGACCTTGTCGTCTTCGGACAGGGTTAGGCCTTCGAACGTCTTCAGCATCGAGGTCTCGGTGACCTGAGCCCGAATGAGCTTCGAGTTCTTCCCGCCGTACGCTTCGGATTGCTTCATCACGAGCTTGTGCAGCTCGGCCATCGCGCGCATCACGTCAGCGTACGTGTGCGGCTTCCCTTTTGGGAGATCATCAAGCTTCTTGAACTCGCTCACAGCGGGCCCTTCGTGATCGGGTCGTACGCCTTGAGGCTCAGTGTGTTCTTCACACGGAGGTTCAGGCCGGCGGTCGACGTTGTGGAAGTCTCAGCACGGAGCTGCGTGAGCAGAGCCTGTGCTGTCGCGAGCAGCGAAGCATCGTACGCTGTCTCGGTCATCGTTACGTTGTTCAGATCGTCAAGGCCTGTCGTTGGCAGCGAAAGACGATCCCGTTCAAGCGCTTCGACCCAGTCAGACGCCATTGCGACGATCGACTGAAGTCGCTTGATCTCGTCACGAAGCGAGTCACGCTCAGTCTTCAGAGCGTTCCCATTTGGAAAGGCTGCCATCAGTGAAGTTGTTCCAGCTTGTACTTGATCTGCGAGACGGAGCCTTGAAGCTCTTCGTACTTGTTCACGAACCAGTCGTCTTGTGGGATCGTGCTCTTCGCGCCTTCAAGGAACGACCAGAGCTGCTGGACGAAGCTAAGTGGCGAAGACATGTCGAGGCCGGCGAACACGTGTGGTTCGGTCATCGGGAGCGCACCGAGATCGGAGCCCTTGCCCATGTACATCTCGGCGAGCGAATCAGCCATCGAGGACAGCAGATCGTACAGCTCACCAAGAGCCAGGTGCTGCGCGAACGACTTCGTCTTCCAGTGATGGATGTGAGCGACGTTCCGAGCTTGAAGAAGGACAGCGAGTAGGTTTTCCATACGCTTATTTACGAGCCTGCTTCCAGTTGTTGAACACTTGCTTCAGCTGGTTCTTGAACTCACCGAGAAGCTTGCTCGATTCAGGCGAGACCACAACTGGCTTCTCACCCTTGCGTGCGGCTTCGGCGGCTTTCGCCTTCTCTGCGAACGCAGGATAGAACCGTTCGTAGAACCGTTCTTGCTTCGGGTCCTCGACGAACGAGTACACGAGATCGTAGTTCTCGTCGGTCTTCTGACCACCAAACAGGATGTTGATGATCGCGTGCACGAGAGTCTTCTCAGCAACGTCGTTCACGTATTCACCATGACGACCCTTTGAGTCCTCAGCGAGGGAAAGGAACTGCTTGAACGTGATCATTCGTCGTCATCCTCGTACCCGTGCCACAGGCGAACAGCGCCCTTGTACTCGAGTACACTTGTGTTGAACCAGGCCGTGGACTCAACGTCCCAGCCGTACGTGAAGTCATCGCCGCGATGGCTGTACCCATGATGGTGAACGCCATCGAAGTGCTTCGAGAGTTCCTTCCACGGGAAGTTCCCGCGCATCTGCGTGCTGCCGCGCTCACGATCGAAGTACTCGGAGTTCTTCTCGAGCCGATCAGCGCGTTGTGCCCATTCGTAGTACTGTTCAAGACGATCTGAGGCGATCACCATTGCCTGTGGCTTCACTGCGAACAAGTACCCGTAGTCGGTCTGCCAAGTACGGAACGTCTGACGCACGTACTCGTACCAGTCGGACGACCACTCGCCATTCGACTTCTTCACAGCCGTCGAAGTCCAGAACGCGCCGCTTGGCTTGTTGTCACCCTTGACTGGCGACTCGTTGAACGCTGTCAGAATCGGTGGACGATCGGAACGATCTTCCTTGAGCTTCGCTTCCTCTTCGGCCTCGACTTCTCGCTTCGCAGCACGGTACCGACGGTCACGTTCCCAAGCCAGCTGAACGTTCGGATCACGATGCTTCGGCACGAACATTTGCAGGCGAAGATTGTTCTCAGTCAGATGCGCTTGCATGCTACGGAGATCACCGTACCCCGAAGCGTAGTCGCCAACCCAATCGTCTTCAGGATTGTGCTTTGGCTTCCGCTTGGCTTCTTGAACCAGCCATTGCTTGAACGTGAAGTCGAGACGAGACATCGATCATTCCGCTGGTGCGTACACTCGGTTCTTGCGATTGTGCTTCGTGCCCATGGCGGTCCAGTACAGGACCTTTGTCTTCTTGCCGTTGATCGTCACTGTTGCTGACTTCGCGTCAGCCGGTGC